CGGTTTCCGGTATGCTGGCGTTGGAGATCGTCTGCTATGACAACAGCGACCGCATTCTGAAATACACGGTCACGCCCATGCAGGTGAAAGCCTCTGTGCTGGAGGAATACAGCGGCGGTGTGGACGCTATCGAGGAAGCACTGAAAGAAATGGAACGGATCCTGACGGAAACCAGAACAATTTCGGTACAGCTGCCGCAGATCCGCAACGGCACATGGTGGCTGTATGATACCGACAGCGGAGCGTATACAGACAGTGGTCTGCCGGCTCGTGGTGAAAAAGGCGAACCGGGAGAAAAAGGCGATCTGGGCGAGCAGGGCGTTCCCGGTGAAAAGGGAGAAACCGGAGAAAAGGGTGAGCCGGGTGCAAAGGGCGATCCCGGCGAAAAAGGCGAACCCGGTGCACCCGGAAAAGACGGTGCAGACGGCGTAGACGGACGTGACGGTGCGGACGGAAAATCCGCCTATCTCCTTGCAGCAGAGCATGGCTACAGCGGTTCTGAATCCGAGTGGCTGGCATCTTTGAAAGGCGAAAAGGGAGATGCCGGACAACCGGGGGAACGTGGAGAAAAAGGGGATCCGGGAGAGCAGGGCATTCCCGGTGAAAAAGGCGACACCGGTGCAGACGGGAAAGACGGTTTTTCCCCCATTGCTGCTGTGGCGAAAGACGGCAGCACGGTGACCATCACCATCACAGATGTCAACGGTACAACCACAGTAACGCTGACAGAGGGTGCGGCAGTAGACCTCACCCCATACGCAAAGACGGTCTATGTGGACGGAAAGGTGCAGGAGCTGTCCGACAGCCTGACGTATACCTTGCAGGAGCATACGCTGTCCATCACGCATCTGGAGGAATCCGCACACACCCACGACAATCTGGACGTACTGAATAAGATCAGCGGAACAGAGTGGACACAGCTGGTTTCCATCAAGCATTACCACAACAACATAGAAACGCTGAACAGCATTAGTCCGGCGGACTATGAGAATCTGAGTAGCAAGTTTCCGGCGAGAATCACGGCGTTAGAGGATTCTTTGGGCGACATTGCAACTGCTCTGGCGGACATTGTGGAGGTGACGGCGTAAATGGCGACAATTGCACAGTACATTGCAGAGATCAACCACCAGCGTGACCTGCTGGCAGGGCATCTGGTTGCCCGTGGCATTATCGCAACGGCAGACGAAAAGCTGAATCTGCTGGTACACAAGGTTTCCCTGCTGCCCTCTGGCTCGACCGAAAAAACAGTGATTTTTGATGCAGACCACCGGGACGGAATCTTTCTTTCCCACAATAACACCTTGTACAGTCTTTCTGCGTTTACGGCGGTATATCCGGACTTTTGCAGCAGCAAAAATGAGTATGCCCTGAACTATTCCACCTCTATTTTTGGATGGGATTATTCCTGCTACACCTGTTCGACTGTGCCGCTGACGCTCTCTGCGGCAACACAGATCGCCATGCGGTTTCTGGCAAGCAGCACAGAAACCGGCATCATGCGGCTGGTACAGTCGGACAGCGGCACAGCAGAGGACATTCTCAGCAAGGCACAGACAGAGGGCAGCCATATTGACCTGTCCTTGCAGTGGCTGTACAGCACGGATTATATCACCACGCTGACCCCCTGCGAAGGTGTCACCACAGGCACATACTATCTGGCATGGGTCGGACGGAGCAACAACAGCCGTCCGCTGATCCGGTCGATTACAGCGATTTAAGGAGGTTATTTTATGAATCTGATCGAGGCAGTTGAGCAGCTGAAAAGCGGCAAGGCGATCCGGCGGAGCAGCTGGGGGGATGCGGCGATTCAGGCGGCACAGCTGGAAAACGGACAGTATCAAATCTTTGCTTCTGGGAATCTCACGCCGGAAATGCTGGTTTTGCTTTCCGGCGACTATGAAGCAACAACAGGAACGGAGGAAACATGATGGAAGTTTTGGGTATTACAGCAGTAGCAGCAATCACGATCATCTGCTATCTGGCGGCGGAGATCGTGAAGGTCACTTCTCTGGACAACAAATGGATTCCGGTCATCTGCGGTATTTCCGGCGGCATTCTGGGAATTGCAGCGTTGTTCTGGATGCCGGATTTTCCGGTGCAGGATGTGCTGTCTGCGGCAGCAGTCGGCATTGTGTCCGGACTGGCAGCAACGGGAGCAAATCAGATTTTCAAGCAGTTCAGGAGCTGATGAAATGGCAAAATATGCGTATGAAGATAATCCGCAGCTTTCGCCTCATTTTTGTGCCAGAGAATTCCGCTGCAAATGCAGTTCTCCGCACACGTTTCAGGTGTCGGAACAGCTGATTTCGATGCTGGAACGGCTGTATATGGCGTTGGACTGCGGCAAGATCATCGTCAGCAGCGGCTACCGCTGTGCAGCACATGACAAGGCAGTTGGTGGAAACGGAGCAGGGCAGCATACCAAAGGCACGGCGGCGGACGTGGTGTGCTACGACAAGTCGGGCAACATAATTTCAGCAAAGACGGTGTGCTGTAAGGCTCAGGATCTGGGCTTCGGCGGCATTGCCAATATCACCGGTGCTTATACTTCGGTGCATCTGGATGTACGCACCGGCAGCCGATATTATGGTGATGAAACCAAAGGCACAAACACAGTGACAAACAATTTCTACAGCTATTTCGGCATTGCAAAAGCACAGCCGCAACCATCTGAAATTGTGGCAAAAGGGATTGATGTTTCCAAGCATCAAGGCGTGATCAACTGGGAAAAAGTCAAGGCATCCGGGCAGGTGGATTTTGCGATTTTACGGGCTGGTTTTGGGAAAGAATCCAGCCAGATCGATGTGCAGTTTGAACGGAATTACAGCGAGTGCAAACGGCTTGGAATTCCCTGCGGTGCGTACTGGTACAGCTACGCCAAAACTGCCGCAGAAGCGTGGCAGGAGGCTGCTGTGTGCCTGTCTGCTCTGGCTGGAAAGCAGTTCGAGTATCCAATCGCATTTGACATCGAAGAACAGGCAAGTTTGCAAAATGCAGATGCCCTGTGTCAGGCGTTTTGCAGTGCGTTGGAATCTGCCGGGTATTATGCGGCAATTTATACGTTCAAGTCGGCTCTGGAAAGCTGTATCGGGGACGATATAAAAAGCCGGTATGACGTGTTTCTGTCTCATGTGGATGTGAGCAGATCGTCCTATGCCGGGAATTATGGGCTGTGGCAGTACAGCTGGAAAGGCAGCGTTTCCGGCATTGTCGGCGAGGTGGATCTGGACTATGCGTATCAGGATTATCCGGCGATCATCAAGGCTGCCGGGCTGAATGGATTTGCAAAAAATGCAACAACTACCACAGACAAGCCGAATGAGGACACAGAAAAAGACACCAACAATAATGACACACTCAAACAGATCTTGCGGCACGTTGCCAGTATTGACGAGAAATTGAACGGATAAAACAGCGGTAAAACGCCGTTTATAGGTAGTAAAAAACGCTCTTGAACGTGGTGTTCAGGAGCGTTTTTTTCGTTTTGCGTGTCAGTTTTTTGCGTTTTGCGTGGCAGGCTACAATTTGCTCACAATAATGTATTCTTTTTTGAAAATGGAAATATTCTTTTGAAAGATTACCAGCGTGACGGAGACAAACAAAAAGACAAAAAAGTGACTGCTGCAATACTGATAGAATTCGATACGCTGTTTGAATGGATACGATTAATCGAAACAGATCAGGAAAGGAGCGAAGAATGAGCGACTCTATCTTTTTTCGTGATGAAAGCATCGTTGAGGATATTCTGGCATGGTCAAAACAGAAAAGAGATACAGAATCCAATTGGTATTTATTTGATAAAGTGCTGTACGACTTGTGTAAACAATATCCTCGTCATAATAACCCACATGAGATTGTTGCAAAAATCGCATTGATCGGTCGTGCGTATTCTGCATCTGTTGAACGACGAAGAAATGCAAAAACACAACGTGATCATGATTTCTACTACGAATATATAGCTCCTCTTATCATTGATTCAGATTTAGATGAACGGTTGGATGCACTAAGGCAGTATAAAACGCCAACACCTGATAATCTACCTGAAATCCTTGCTACACATCTATATCTACAAGAATTACTGAAAAAGGCTGCCGAAATGGATAAAAGATCGTTCTCATCGAAGTACCTCCATTTTCACTGCCCTAATCTGTTTTATATCTATGATGCCTATTCTAAGGACAAAATGAATGAAATTGTCAAGCACAAAGGAAGGTGGTGTATTCCTTCTGATTCTGATAGAGAATACGCGATGTATTGCCAAAAATCATTATTTGTTCAACAACAAATTCTACCAGATT